CGCTGACAGACCAGGCGGAAAAAATCGAGGGCGCTGGAGCTAATCGCCTGGACAAGAAGACAAACGCAGACGCGCGTAAAGAAGTGGAAACTGCGCTGGCTGCCATTAAAACCCTGGCCCATAGGGCTGGCCCAATATCGGAGGCTCTGCGCGATGGTGCGAAAAACTACAAAGAGACCGGCAGGCTCAAAGACGCCGCTCAAAAAGTCGCCCAGGCAGTCAGAGGAGAGGTTCAGCGAAATGGTCTCTCTGGGCTTACGGATGGCGGAGCTAGACGGGGAGGCCAACCTGCGCGAGCGAGCGAGGGAACACCTGACACAAACGCCAGTTTCTCGGACCCGTTAGGTGATGCCGCCAAGGTCCAGGTGCAGCAAACCAGGCTTGCAGAGCCGGACACAGTGCCAGGCGGCAAGGAGGAGCTGGCTGCGCTTGTTGCTGCTGGAGCGAGCCGGGAGGAAATCGATAATCATCCGATTTTCAAGGCTGCCCTGGAGAAAATGGAAAGCATACCGGAAACGGACCGCGCACCAGGATTTGGCACTCCAGAATTTGAAGACGCGCGGGCGTTCGTCTTTGGGGGCGAGGAGGTCATAGGCCTTAAGGAAGCAATGGGGCGCTGGATAAATGGCGCAAAACGTCTTGCCTTCGACGAAACAGGGACTATATATGAGGGTGTCGGCAGAGACAAAACGGCCACCATTGTATTGGGGCCACCAGCTGCCGGTAAGTCCTCCATAGCAAACGATATAGCGCTGGCCCAACGGGCGGCCATTATCGACGCGGACGAAATCAAGAAGACAATACCAGAGTTTGAGGGCGGCATAGGTGCCTCCGCAGTTCACGAGGAGAGCTCTGTGTATACGCAAGGCCTTGAGGCCGCTTTACGTCAAGAGGGCGCTAATGTCGTGTTCCCTAAAGTGGGGGCTGGCCAGGCATCCATTGAGAGAACAATCAAGGCATTCAAAGACGCGGGCTACACGGTTAGCCTGGTCAACATGGACGTGACACCAGAGAACGCTTACCGGCGCATGGTGCAGCGGTTCCTGAACACTGACCGGATTATCAACCCGGAATATGTGGACGCTGTGGGCAGCAAGCCCACGGAAACCTTTGCCAATATAAAACAGAAAGGAGGCGCGGATGGTTACGCGCAAATCGACAACAACGGGGCCAGGTTCGACCCGGCCACAGTCTCAGAAATCGAAGGGGTCAACCCGCTTAAAGGCTCTCGCTTCCAGGATGCTCCTATCGGACAACAAGGACCGGACGGGCGACGGGGAGCGGATGCTGAAAAGGCTCCGCGCTCAGAAGTAACGCCAGCAGGCGAACAGCGCCTCATTGATGGCGTTGCACCTATCACGCAAAGGGACCGGCTCCAGGCAGATTTGGACCGGCCCCTCTCTGCGCCTGGTCGCGCGTCCGATACCCAGATCGGCGGCCTGTTTGACCCAAATGACCCTAGCCGGTTTGACCTGTTCGAGCAGGTTCCTGTAGGACGTGGCTTTGATGATGAGGGAAACGAGATTGCCCTAACCAAGTCGCGGGCGGATATAGCTGCGGAGCTGGACGCTGACGACGAGTTTGTAGAACAGTTGGAGGTTTGCCTGAAATGAGCTTCAAGGATTGCATAGGGCGGGCCGTTGCCGGTGGCGAGATGGACAAGAAGCGGGCGGAGCAAATCATATCCGAGTATGATCGGAGCTTTGAGGCTTTCCGCCAGCATATGGGATGGACCCAAGCAGACGCAGAGGCCGCCAGGAGCACCTTGCGCCGCGTCCAGGCAGAGGCATTCGAGAAGCGGCGCGTTGTGCAGCTCCAGGCTGCGGCTGTCAAACGCCAGGGCGAGCGCATGGCCAAACATAAGACGATGCGCGGCGCTGATAATCCAGGCGGCTACCTGATTGATGTGATATCGAACAAGCGTGGCTCTGGTGGTCAAACGCTTGACGGTAAATTCCACGTTGTGCGGGCTTCCTTTCGCTCTCAAATGGGCGAGGCTATCCAGGCCTTCAGGGCAAACCTGGTCGGCGTTCGGCGCAATGTGGACACTTTGCGAAACGTCACGCGCGAGATTTTCGGGGAGGAAACGGGAGACAAGGCAGCAAAGGCAATAGCCAGGAGCTGGGCCGAGGTCTCGGAAAAGGCGCGCACCAGGTTCAACGCTGCGGGCGGTCACATCGGCAAGCGGGCAGACTGGGGATTGCCTCAGCACCACGACGCGCGGCGCGTCCGCAAGGCTGGATATCAGGCCTGGAAGGCGGCGATCTTGCCGCGCCTGGACCTGGAGGTTATGGGCCGGGACTTTAACGATGGCCTGCCCTTTACTCCCGAGAGCCTGGAAGTCTTGCTCAAGGACGCCTTCGAGGCCATCCGCACAGATGGCCACTCCAGGCGCAAACCAGCAGCCAGGGCGGGCGGTTCTTCCCTGGCCAATCGTCGGGCCGATCACAGGTTTTTCAAATTCAAGGATGCGGAAAACTGGATGGCTTACTCAGAGGAGTTTGGAGCTGGCCAGGATGCTTTCCGCGTGATGATGGGCCACTTGGACAATATGGCTATGGACATTGCCTTGATGGAGGAGCTCGGGCCTAACCCAAATCACACGTTCGCTTTCCTGAAAGATGCAGCCATGTCACTGGCTCAGCGCTCGCCAGACACAAAGGCCCCCGACAGAGTACGCAAGGCCCAGACCACAGCTACCGGCATGTTTGACTTGCTCCAGGGCAGAACGGACATTCCGCATAATGTATTCTGGGCTCAGGTCGGCTCCGCTGTGAGAAACTTTAGCACCTCGGCATTGCTCGGGCGGGCGGTTATTTCCTCGGTGTCTGACATAAACACAGCGCGAACCACGGCCAGCTTTATGGGCCTGGGACAGCTGGAGCCTACCAAGATGATGGCCAGGATTTACCGAAGCCCAGCGCTGCGGGCGGACCTCAACGAGGCGGGGCTGATCTTTGAAAATGCCGTTGATATCGGGAACGCTGTTGCCCGGTTCGAGCTTGAAGACATGCAATTCCAGGCAGCAGCCAGGCTCTCAGATTTTACCATTCGCACAACCGGGCTCGGCTGGCTGACGGAAGCCAGAAAGCAAGCGTTCGGCGGGGCGATCATGCACACGATTGCGAGCGATTGGCGCGGCAAGGCGTTTGGCGATCTGAAACCTCGGACGCAGCGGACGCTCAGCAAGTACGGTATAACGCGGAGCGATTGGGAGTTGATACGCCAGGCAAAGGTCCACACAACCGAGCGCGGCCTGACGCTGGTGCGGCCTCAAGAGGTCGAGCGCGTGGCTGGCCAGGCTGTCGCTGACAGATATCTGGAGGCCATCCACTCAATGCAAGAGTTTGCGGTGCCTTCCACAGACTTGCGCGGGCGATCTGCTACCTTGGGCGGCACAAAGCGCGGCTCTATCCCTGGCGAGTTCATCCGGTTCGGGCTCCAGTTCAAAGGGTTTTCCATCACTCTACTAATGACGCATGTAGCGCGCGTTGTGGAGGAGGCAATGGCCGGACGCCCTGGCGGAGCCCTTGCCCTGGGAGCCAATCTGATCATAGGTAACACCCTGTTAGGTGGCGTCGCAATACAACTGAAAGAGCTGGCCAAGGGGAAAGACCCGAAGGACATGACAACCGCAGAGTTTTGGGGCGCGTCATTCTTGCAAGGTGGCGGCGTCGGTATCTTCGGAGATTTCCTTTTTGCAGATCACAACCGATTTGGCGGAGGCCTGGGCAAGACCCTGGCAGGCCCTGGCGTGGGGCTTATTGAGGACGTGGCAAAGCTGACAGCGGGCAACATTGCGGACCGGGGAGATAACGCCGGGCGGGACATGGTTGATTTTCTGCGCCGGTGGACGCCAGGCGGCTCCAATTGGTATTGGGCTGCGGTGTACCAGCGCGAGATTTTGGACCAGGTGCAGCAAGTGGTTGACCCGCGCGCGCAGCGTTCATTCAATCGCAGAGCACAGTCGGCCAAAAATTTGGGCTCAAGCTATTTCTATCCGCCCGGTTCTTCTGCTATCACTGGCGAAGGACGTATTAGAGCACCCCAGCTTAAACGAGCACTAGGAGAACGCTAATATGACCGTTTCTGTAAATGACCTGATTGTAGGGCCTACCCTCCTGGCGAACGGTGTTGACACCATTTCGCTAGATTACATCTTTGCAGATGAGAGCTGGCTGGAGGTCTACAAGACCGGCTCAGAAGCGGCGCTCTCCCTGGGCGTGGATTACACGGTGGCAGGCGTCGGCACGGCCAGCGCTGTGGTGACGCTCACAACCCCGGCAGATGGAACGGATTACTATTCTGTTTACCTGGTTGTCCCTCTCCAGCGCTCCAGCGACCTACAGCTGCGCGGAGAGTTCAAGACCGGACCGCTCAACGCCGAACTAGATCGGCTCTGGCAAGCAATGCAGGGCGTAAAAGCTCTCGTCACCAGGGCGATTGCTGTTGGCCGCACGTCGCCAGCTGTCCCTCCTCTGGTTTTCGACGCAGCTGCGGATACGAATGGCCGAGCCATTATGTTCAACGCTGACAGCTCAGAGCTGGAGCCTGGGCCAGACGCCACGGACATAGCTAACGCTGCGGCAAATGCTACGGCAGCGGCTGCCTCGGCTGCTGCTGCTGCTGCTGCTGAAAGTAGCATTATAGAAGACAAGGGAACGTGGCTCACGGCGACAGCCTACGATCAAAGCGACGTTGTGCAGCACGACCCAGGCGGCGGGATTAGCAGCTATATTGTGCCTGCGGGCATGGGCCACACGTCTGGGGTTTTCGCCACGGACCTGGCAGCGGGCAAGTGGGCGATCTTTGCCCAGGCTGGCGCGTCCGGTGCTGGCTCGGGCGATATGCTCAACGCCAACAACCTGGCGAACCTGGTGAATAAGGCCACTTCTCGCGCTAACCTCGGTGTTGTTTCTGCCACGACCTCGGCGGAGGGCCTGGTTGAAAAGGCCACGGCTGCGGAGCTGGCGGCTGGCGCGAATGACAAGTTCCCTGATTGTGATGAAGTTAAAAACGAGCTCGACACCAGGTTTGCCGCGTTTGCTGGCGGTGGCTGGGAGCCTTGGGACGGTGGCGCGGACCCGGTGGTTTACGACCATGCTGTGGATGGCAGCCTGCTCACAATTCGGATGCTGCCAGGGAGTAATATGCACGTTGCTGGCTTTGATTATGAGTATCACTGGGCTCTAACGGGCAACACGACAAACAGGATCCCCCATCTGGAGTGGCATAGAGCTGTTAGCGCGGACCTTATAGACACTCCGTCGCTTGATATCGTTAGTCCAACTGCCATGCAGGCGGGAACTCTCTTGCTTTTAAACCCAGGGAAAACCTCAACGGCTGTAAAGTTTGGCCAGCTCACAACGAGTAGGCTGCCCGCTGTCGTGGCAGGGGCGTCCGCCGCTAACATCCAAGTCGGCCTGCATGTCAATTTCGACACGCCGCAGGCCTGCGATTATATGAACCTTGAGCTTAACGCGGGGCTTTTCATTAGCGGTTTCGTTAAGGCTTACCGCAGGGTTTCGGTGATGTAGTATGGACGAGTTAACAGGAGAACTAAACAATGGCTAGAGATGCCACAGTTTCATTGTCGCCAGAGACCTGGACCGAGCTGACAAATGCGGACGTTCTGAGCATCACATTTCAGAACAAAGGCCCGAGCGGAATAGAGCTGATTGCCACAACCGGCGCGGCTCCTACCGATTTTGACGGGGCCAAGCGCTACCTGCCCAGCCAGGGGGAGCTCAACATTGACGTGGCTGATATGTCGCCAGGCGTTGCGGCTGCCAGGGTTTGGGCTTTTGCCACGGAGGGCCGCGCGCAAGTGGCCGTGTCTCATGCGTAGCCCGGTCTCGGGCGGCCTGCCCAATATCCCCTCGCCCTTTGATGATGTGAAGCGCGACACTGCACCACCCCCTACGATACCGCCAACTGTCTGGCGGGTTGATAGCACTACCTTGAAAATGGACAGCACAGTTATCACAACGGACGGGAGCCAACCCTAATGGTCAAGCAAGTTATAGGAATAGGCGCTGCACCAGACGATGGAACAGGCGACCACGCGCGACTAGCTTTTACGAAAGTGAACAGCAACTTTACCGAGCTCTATGATGCTGAGGCGCTGAACACGGCCAAGGTGACGAACGCCACGCACACGGGAGAGGTCACTGGTGCAACAGCCCTGACGATCACTGACAAGGCCGTTACCCTGGCGAAGATTGCAGACATTGCAACCGCGCGCATCATGGGCCGCGTGACAGCTGGCGCGGGCTCTATGGAGGAGTTGACCGCTGCCCAGGTTCGAGCGGCCCTCAATATCGAAGACGGCGCGGCGGCGGACCTTACGGGCGCTGAGATTAAGGTGCTTTATGAGGCCCTGGCAAACACGAACGAATTTAACGACGCGGAGAAAACCAAGCTCGGGACCGTCGCAACAAATGCGGACGTTTCCCCGGTAACTTCCGTGGCGGCCTTGGTCGGCGCGATCACAGCTGCGGGTTTGCGGACTGCTATTAATGTCGCTGATGGTGCTGAGGTCAATGCGGTAAACTCTGTGGCTGCCCTTACAGGAGTGATAACTGCGGCTGCCTTACGCACGGCCCTAAATGTGGCGGACGGTGCTGACGTGTCGCCTGTGGCCTCTGTGGCGGCCCTTACGGGCGCGATCACTGCGGCAGCTCTACGAACGGCTCTCAATGTGGCGGACGGTGCGGAGGTTAATGTGGTTGATAGCGTCAACAGCCTTACCGGCACTGTTGTCCTCGACCCCGACGACCTGGACGACACAAGCACAGCCAATAAATTTGTTACTGCGGCTGAGATATCGAAGATTGCAGCTGCTGCCACGCTGACGGGTGCTGAAACTCTGACAAACAAAACCCTGACAGACCCTAAAACCAACGTCACGGAAAACCCGCAAAGCGGCACGGCTTACACCCTGGCGCTGACAGATGCGTCTAAGCTGGTCACGCGATCTAATGCCACGACCGACACCACAACCATTCCGGCCAACGCGACGGTGGCTTTCCCTGTCGGCACCTGCATTGTGGTGCAGCTGACGGGCGCGGGCGTGGGTACGATCGTTGGAGCTACTGGCGTGACGCTCAACGGTGTTTCCGCTGGCTCTGGCACTATCGGAGCGCAGTGGGGCGCGGTGGCTCTCTACAAACAAGCAACAAACACCTGGCTTGCCTTCGGTGATATTGGCGCGGTGGCTTAAATGAGTATCGCGCTTTTAATGATGGGGGCGGCCTGTTCGGGGCAGGCGGCAGCTGCCTGGCTTCCTTCCGACAGCGGGGCATATACTGACTGTATTGCGTGGTATGATGCAAGTGATGCTAGCACACTCACGCTTTCCGGTTCTGACGTCACCCAATGGGATGATAAAAAGAACAGTAACGACCTAACGGTCGCGACAGGTTCCCCGGCGCTTGGCGCAACTCTTAACAGCTTAAATACTGTTGATTTTGATGGCACCGACCTTCTTAGTAAATCTGCGGCTACTTATGTCGGAGCGTCTGGCTACAACTACGCGATTATGGTCGTTGACCCTGATGGTGGGTCAGATCAGTTCTTTTTCAGTTACGGCGTTACGGACGTAGGCGGGGAAACCTTCTCGGCCACCACTAACGACAACTCGGCAAATGATGAATTTACAGGGCGTTTGTTTAACGGTGCGGTTGATAGTGGTTCTGCGTGGACAGGAGCTTCACTTGTTTCCTTTGGTATTGCCCAAGGTGCAGCGCATAGCACAATGGAAATACGGCACGACGGCACTGACACCGCTCACGGCGCTGGTGGTGCAAGCACACTTACTGTGCAGACCTCACCCAAGATTGGGCTAGGTGGCTATACTCGCCTTTCTGGTGGTGCATATGGACGATATAATGGCCGCATTGCTGAAATTCTATTCTTCAACACCGAACCGACAACAGCAGAGAAAGAAGAACTAGAGGGCTACCTTGCTCACAAGTGGGGGCTTGCGGCGAACCTGCCAAGCGGCCACACATATAAATCAGCACCCCCGACTGCTCCATAGGAGAATAAAATGTTTAGCAAACCACCAGAATATTGGGCAGTTCTCGCGGGCATGGTTCTCTATATGGCCATCAAAAACGCCGCTGACAATCCGCTCAAATTTCGCATCCTTAAAACGCTGGCCTCTGCCCTGCTCACGCTCGGATTTTCGGAAGACCTTGCGCCTTGGGTTAGGGACAGCGAGACCCTGGCGGCCATTGCCATAATGGCGGGCGGGCTTATCCTTTTAGACACCTTGACCAGTATCATGTCTGACCGCGATTTTATTAAGGATATCATTAAATCGCGCATCGGGAGGTAAGTATGTATCACACTGTCGAAACCTTAAAGCGTCAAAAGCTGACTTTCTTTATTTTGGTTATCATTGTTATAGTGTCGGCGTGGCCTGCTGCTCGGAACGAGTACCAGGGGAGACCGCACTACGAGGAAGCTACAACAAAGTGAGCTAGTAAATGGGCGATCTGACAAAGAACTTTAGCCGCCATGAATTTAAGTGCAAGCACACTGGCTTGCCTGGCCAGTGCGAGCAGGTCGGACCGACCCCGGAGCTCCTGGCTATCCTGCAAGAGATGCGTGACGATCTGGGCAGGCCTATCACAATCATCTCGGGCCATCGCTGCCCGGCCCACAACGCCAATGTTGGCGGCGTCCCTAGCTCGCAGCACCTCAAGGGCAACGCTGGAGACCTTCGGGTTAAGGGTATGACCCCCAACGAGGTCCAGGAGTATTGCCTGGCGAAGTATCAGGGCCGCTACGGCATTGGGCGATACAACACCTTTACCCACATTGACGCGCGACCAGGCCCGCATCGCTGGGACGAACGCACATGATCAAATATGTTCTAGCTGCTGCTGGTGCTGCCATCATTGCGCTGGGCTCCTGGCTCCTGGTGGAGCGGGGCCGCGTTGCCCACTTCAAAGAGAAAAGCATAAACTTGTCGCACGAGCTGGCCACCAAAGACTTTGCCATAGCCCAGGCACAAGAGGCCAGGGACGTTGCCAGGGCCGAGGCCGTGCGGGTAAGCTCTAAGGCAGCTGAGTTCGACGATATCCGAGAATTTATATTGAGAGGTCCGAACGATGAGGTTTTGCCTGATGCTTTGCGCGGCATTCTTGACCGCCTGTTCACCGAAAACGCTCACTGAGTATCTGGTTGTCGATGTGCCGGAGGAGCTGCGCGACCCTTGCCTGGTCGAGCCTCGGCCTTATGAGAGTATCGCTGACGTGGGGCTGATCTTAACAGACCATGTAGAATGCCTGGACGTTTCCAACGGACGTATCCAGGCAATTGACGCTATCCTTACGGATGCAGAGCTGCGCGTTGCTGAGCCGCAGTAGTTTTCCGCTCTCGGTCCTCTGACAGCAGTCCATCCACACGGTGGGCTATTTCTCCGATCATGCCTTGACCAGGCGTTCCCTTGCGGCCTCGGTATTTCCTCCAGACCTTAAGCATTTGCATGACTGCCTTGCCTTGGCGGGCCAGTAGGTTGTTGTACGCCTGGCGGCATTGTGGATTGCAGTATGACTTACCGCGCTTTGTCTTATCGCCGCACCAATCACAGCGGCCTGGCTGGAGTGGCATGGGGCTCATGGGCTCTAGTCGCTCTCTACACATGGCTTTTATCTCCTGGGGTATGTGAAAAAGGGAGCAAGTGACTTGCTCCCTCTATACTTAGCCAGTTTTGCGGTAGTTGCAACCCTTGTTATGAGGCGTCGCCAAAATTAAACCCTACTGCGTGGGGCTCTGCTGGCTTTGGTGGCTCATAGGCAGCCACCTGGGGGCCAAACACTGTGACCACAGCGCGGACGCGCGCGGCCTTCTCTTTCGCGGCTTCCAGGGCTTTGCCTTTTCCAAGGTCGGCTTTTTTAGAGCTGCCCTGAATATACTCAGTTATCGTCCTGGTCTCCGTCTGGTGGACTAGGGAAAAGATAGGTTCTTTTGAGTTCAGCTTCACCATTGGGGCCGCTGGGGTTTTGGTTTGCTCGTCGTTCATTGGTTTGTCCTTTCAGGTTTCGTTTTTCGTAGTTGGCTTTTACGCGGAGCATTTTGTGCCAACGCTTAAGTAGTCTCTTGGCCCTTTCTTCTGCTATCGGGCGTTTCCGTCGCTCCCTGGATTTAAGCCAGGCTGGAACGCTCAGGTTATCCTTGTCGTTATTGCAGTATCCGCACATCACGAAAAGGTTTGAGGGGTGATCTGTCCCGCCACGAGAGCGGGGCAGCAGGTGGTCAACGGAGGCTTGCAGTCTGCCGATCTGCTTAGGCGTCGTCCTCGGCGGGGGGCCATGATAGGCGTAATGCCTGGCAGAAAAGCTCTCCCAATATTCAAGCCCATAGAAAAACATTGGGGTGCCGCAGCAAGGGCATTCTGTTTCACCCTTATCGTAGCGCGCCTTTGCCATGTAGGTGCGTGTCCGCTTCCACCTCTCGCGTGCATCAATCAATCTCGCCTCTGTTCAGGTCGGCGCGTTTCGCCGTGGCATTGAGCTCCTTGCCGATGGGCTTGAGCTTGAGCTTGTCCTCGTCGGATAGCACGTTGTTGTAGTAGATTTTGAGCTGCTCCATGCCTTCGTGCGCTATCTTCCTGGCTTTATCCCAGAGCTCTTTATCTGGCACCTCTATTTCGTCGCCCCTGGCCCAGGCTGCCAGAGCTTCACCAGCTGCGCGGTTAATGTGTTCACCTGGCAGGAAGGCCATGCGGTGCTGGTCCTGGACCTTGTTGGGCAGCGAGAGGTCCACAATGCCAGGTGCAAGCGGGTTCATTGTGAGGCTGGCAGTCATTTCAAACATAAACCTCTTTTCCTGGATTGGCACCCAGCCCTGCGAGGTGACAATAATCTTGCCTCTGTCGTCGCGCTGGCTCATATCAATTTTCTCATCGGCGCGGAGGCAGAAAATCAAATGCGTTCGGCACTGGAGAAACTTGTTCATCATCTTTTTGTGTCGCTGTTTGGGAATGAGCCAAGCCCCTGGCCCTTTGACGTTGGAGGCGTCGGCCATGTCCATAATGCCGCCCTCCCCGTCAAACTCGTGGCTCATACTATCGACCACGATAGCCTTAAATCCTCGACCCTCCGCCTCCTTCACAACCTTTGTATAGCTCTCCGGCGTAAAGGGCGGGTGCATGTCTTCATGTTCAAAGTTGTAGCTGTCGGCATAGTGCAGCGCGCGGCTGGCCTCCGTGTCGATAACCTTGAATGGCTCATCTCCGCAAATACCGGCTGCAAGCTCCATTGCGGAGTATGTTTTACCCGAGCCGCTCGCCCCTGCCAGGGCGATAAGCAAACTGGTGTCCTTGCGGACTGCTTTTGTGTATTGAAAGCTCATTCCAAAACCTCCCCGTTCATTTCGCTTGGCAGCTGCCAGCCCTCTGGGGCCTGCCATTGACGGGCGAGCTCCAGGAGGTCGGCGCCATCATTCAAGGCCTCTTGCTCGGCGTCCTTCTCGGCTATGAGCTGACGCTCCAGCCATTCCGGGCATTCGAGTTTGACGGTCTTAGTTGGGTATCCTGGCCAGGTGTTGGTTGCCAGGCAGCGAGCCCAAATGAAGTTAGCCCGCTCTCGGCGCATCCTGGCATACTCCAGAAAAGTATTGTCGAGCTCGGCCACCAGGCCCAGGTGCGGCGCGTCTGTCTCCTGTACAGCGAAAAACTGGCGGGGCTTCTTACCGGTGTAGGCCTTGGCTCCAGCTGCATAGTGCGCGGCTGTGAGATACCAGCCAGCATTCGCGGCGTACCTGGAGAGCTCGCTGGGAGCGATAGATACACCTGTTGTCTTGTAGTGAATGATCACGTTTTCGGCGTGGTGGTAGAAGTCTGGGCGGCAGCGGTGCGTCGTCCCCCCCTCGCGCCAGATTATGGTGCTTTCCCGCAGACAGTCTTTCAGCAGGTGTCCGATATCCTCGTTGTCTGAAAACTGGTCCAGGGCAGCGTTGGCCATAGCGTCAACGCGCGGCATGTTATCCTTGAGGATTGGCGTTTTCCCCTGGGCGTAGGCGTCGTCGCGCTGCTGCTTGGCTACGGTGGTGTTGAATGCCTTGGCGTCAATGACAACTATAGGCTCCCCCGAGCCGGTAAAGAGCGTGTGACAGGCAGAGCCCAGGTCAAACTTGCTGTCATTTTTATCCTGGGCAAATTTATTCAAGCGCTTTGTCTGCTCCCACACCTTACGCGGGGCTGTTGAAAGCAGGTCGCGCACCAGGCTAGAGGTTAGCGAGGGCTCGGGTGCCGGGTCCGCGAGGTACGCAGTGAAGTCCATGTTTTGAATGAGTGCTGGTAGTTTCATTTGGGGTGTTTCCTTTTGCTATCGTTTTTCTGGAGAGCGGCGTTTTCCCTTCGCTCTCAGAGGCTTCCCGTCTGCTATGAGAACGAGCTTTTCCGCCAGGGCGTCGCGTATTGGCACGGTCCAGTTTTTGCGCTGCAACACAGTCTCCAGCAGCGCCTCCGCGTCCATCCTTCCATCGTATTCCTTACCGTCCTGCCAGGCCATCGGCTATTTCCTTCTGTATTTTTCGTTTGGCGATTGTGAGGCCTGCCGCATCGTCTGCCAGCAGCATGTCCACAAGCGGGCCGCCTCGTCTGGCCTTCCAGGCTCCGCGCGCTTTCGAGCACTCAGGGCCGCAGAACTTTTGCCGCCTATCCTGGGGGATGAAAACGGCGTTGCATTCGTGCCATGCGCAGCGCTTCTCCTCATCCATCTTTCGGCTCCTTTCCATTAACCTCCCCGACGATCTGCAAAACTGGTGTGAGTTTGCAGCCACAAAGCCCGGCCAGGGCCTGCATGGAGCGCTCCAGGTCGCGGCGTAGAACCTCTGCGGCGCTGTCGATGGTGTTGCCCTCGGCCATGCGTTCTGCCCGGCTCTCCAGCCAAAAAACGGCGTGAGCATTTTTGGCCATCTGCTCGGCGTGGTAGCTCATAGTGGCCAGGTTTGTGTCTGTTGGCAGTTTCATTTTGCGCCTCCCTCTTTCATTTCTCGCATGATGTTTGCCAGGTGCTCATAGCGGCGTCGCCGCACGGTGTCCTCCTGGTAGTCTTGCTGTGTCCAGCGATCTTTATTTTGGAGCTGGTTCCAGTGCTGCCAGGCAATCGAGTGTTTGTCCTCGATCTCCTCCAGGGTGCGGCCCGCGCACTCGTCGCGGATATCCTGGGGAATGGCTGGGCGGTATGGTTTCACGTCTGACATGGGGTTCTCCTGGGGTGTGGTGGAGGGGCCTGGTCGGCCCCTCGCTGTAGCTTAGGGGTTAGCGGTCTCAAGGATACCTGCATCAATCAGGCTTTCCCGCATCCGCGCATCCCATTTACCGGCATGGATGGCTGCGGCCCGCGTTCCGAAGACCTCATTCATCAACTGAACTTCCTGACGAACAACGCACTTGCGGCCCGCAAACTGAATGCCTCCAGCTCCCGGCGTACCCACTCCAGCAATGCCGAAGCTGGCACCCAGCGCACAGGGGTTGCCACCAGACACGGAGGGCGCGTAGGCGTCGCCTGTGTCATTGATCACGGCCTGCTGCGCCTGGCCCTGGAGTTGCCCCTGGAGCTGGCCTTGAATTTGGCCTTGCGCCTGGTGGTTTCCGTTGCGCCGGTCTCCGTTATCTCCTGCAAATGCGCCGGTAGCCATAACGAGGGCGAGAGCTGAGGTAATAAATAGTTTCATAAGTCTTTCCTTTCTGGGGTTTCCTGCCAGCTGGCAGACGAGCTAAAGCGCTCGGGAAGGAGCCCGGTTTCCCAGGCTCTAACCGGAGGGCTAGGCCGCGCAGCGCGGCAAGAAACAGTCTTCTATTTTTCCGGTCTCGCGGTTTATGTGGTTTTGGATACCAATGGCGTCGTGCATAAAATTGAACTTGTCAAAATCGTGCAGCATTCTGTCCAGGCGAAGCTCTGGGTTTCCGTTGCGCCCATTCGCCGCCATAAGGTCCATCATAAACGCGGCGCGATCTGTGGCGTATTTTCCACCAAAGTTCTCGTAGCGGTCCGCAATGTCTGCGGCTATCGCAAAGCTCTCATCATTAAAATCTACCATATCGCTTTCCTTTCAGGCCGCGAGGGCCGGGTTGTGCGTGGTGTAATTGGAGGTAACGAGCGTGGAGACCTCCTGGCCTTTGTCAAACCACTGGTCAAAGTCATGGACGGTAGCGTGAACGCGGCCCCATTGGTTGCTGGCATAATCAACCGCTGTGATGCGGAAGATTGCCGTGCTCTCGCTCTCGAACAAGTCCGAGATTGCCCAGGCTCCATACTGCTCCAGATAAACAACGGCTCCGGTTTTGCTGCATATTTTCATATCTTCCCCCTTCCTTGTTTATACTCGCGTGGTGTTGGGTTTTTAATCCATGTGGATTGCGCGAGCTCTCCGAGTTGTTCCCAGGTTTTCCGAGGCGCTCCGTCATGGTAATTCGGGCAGCGGTTAAGATCTTCCTGGTATGCTTGCTGTGCTGTCATTTTTCTTCCCTTTCGCCTACTTGCAACCATGGTTTTAAAGAACACTGTTGCCAGGGTCAATACTATTTCGTAAATATTTAACAAATAATTGCAAAGGATTTAACAAATGCCTGAAAAACAACCCGAAATCACAGACGATATGATCTTGGAATTGGCCCAAAAGATCAAATCTGAGGAGAATATACCGCTCACGGACGCCATGATAGCGGCGGAGGTGCGGCTCCAGCCAGCTCCCGAAATCAAGGATACGTTCGAGGTGCCTATAAAGGTTAAGCCTCGCGTTGCTGCCTGGATTATCAAGGAGTTTGGCGGCCATCCAGATTACACGATTGAGGAGCGGCTTGGCGCGTTCCTGGGCCAGGTGCTCGGGCGGTCCAGGGTGCAGGCTATGCGATTTTCCGAGGATGCCCCGGACATAAAGAGTGACGGCGCGGTTTCGATGATGCGCCACAAGTTCCAGGAAAAAACAGGAGGCATGTAGCATGTCCGATACCACACCCCTAGACGAACGGATGAGGCTCTACAAAAAAGGGCAGCTGACCTGGCCAGAGCCTAAGCTCGGCAAATATTGCGACGCTTGCCGGTTTTACTACATCGACAACGCGGCTGGAGATAAGGGGCGGTGTGATCTGGTTTATCTTCACACCAAATCCAGGGGTGTCCTGTTTCGCGGGCCAGACGCAACGGCCTGCTCTAAATTCGAGGCCGGTAAATTCGGAGGATAATATGCACCTATCTATTTTCAACACACAGCCTCTCATTCCAGCGGAGCCACTGCTTGCTGGTGCGGCCATCAAGGTTATGCTGGCAGGCGGCACCAAGATTACCCTGGACCAGGCGCGGCGCGGCTCGGGGCTCTCCAAATTTCTCTGGCTTAAGCACCAGGACGAAATCCTTGAAATGGTCAAAGCCCTGGAGGAATAGTTCATGCGGGATTTTGGGAAGATAGCCACAACGCTGTGGCGCTCGAAGCGCTGGCGGAAGGTGGCGGACCCGTTTCACAGGCTGGTTTATATGTATCTCCACACGTCGCCGCACGGTAACAGCGTGGGGGCGTTCGTTGTTCCTCCCGAGCTTGCGGCGCTCGACATGAAAGCAGACAGCTCCCTGGTGTCGGAGGCTTACATCAAGCTCCAGGAGGTCGGACTTATTCGATACGACGACAGCGAGGAGCTGGTGCAGATCGTCGGCTTTTTCCAGTACAACAGTTTCACGAGCCGCAAGCATTCGGCGGGGTCGATGAAAGTTTTTTTCTCGCTTCCTGATTGTCCTCTCAAGGAGCGTGTGGCTGTCGATATAGCGGTTTCGATGTACCAGCGCGCCATGACCTGGGGCATTGATGTTGACGCGCGCGGAGCGTTCCTGAACGACGCCTCCAACCTGGTTAAGTCTCGCAAGCTGGAGCCTCTTTTCGACCCAGACGAAATAGGGCTATCCATAGAGCTATTGATAGAGCTATCGGAACACCTATTGATAGACCTACCGATACTACAGAGACAGAGACAGAGACAGAAACAGAGACTAAAGACAGAGACAGAGACAGAGACCCAGACAGAGACAGAGACTGCGCAAATCGGTGAAGATTTTGCACCCGCCCCTTCCTCCTTGCCTGCAAAGGGCAGTCAGTCGGGGCTTGGAGGAGGGAAGAAAGTACCCCCTGATGTAGCGGATAAGATCGCCAGTTTAAGCGAGGCAGCTAAAAAATCGACACAGACCCCTAAAAAATCGTCGGCACGATAGGGGAACGTGGTTTCAAGCAGGGGTATATGCCTAAAGGGGGCTTCCGGCTCTCAGCGGGCAAATTTGAAAGGGGTTAAAATGGCCACAAAAGGCACTCACGCACTCACAAACATAGCCGATGTAAGGCAGGAAATAGACGCTTACTTCGAGGGGCTCACAAGATATTCGTGGCAAAAGATTTGGAACCCACAGGCCCGAAGCGAAAAGGGAGAGCTCGGAGATTGGGATTTGAAGGAGATGCCAGACGGGGAGGACATGCCAGGCATTGCAGGTTTGAGCTATCACCTGGGGATAAACAGGCGAACATTCCTCAATTGGTGTGACCGCGCAAAGGATGAGACAGAGCCGGATTGGGTACGAGAAATTGCCCGCGAGCTAATACGCGCGAAGTCACGCATTGAAATGTACCAGGAGCAGGGGCTCTTTGATAAAACCAGACACCGGGGCTCAATGTTTAGTCTGTCAGTCAACTATAAGTGGCGCGACGGAGAGGAAACCGAGCGCGGCAAGGGGGAGGCTTTCGTTATGAATATCATTCCACCTGCTGAGGTCTCGAATGAAACGCTAGCAATTCCCAAATGGGAACCAACGGAGGACGAATAGATGAACACCCCAGACACAAGCCCGGAAGCTGTAGAGAAATTAGCTAGAATTTCCAAGGGACCACAAGCGCATCGCTTAAAGTTTTGGGAACTTAATAAGATATCAGATACCCTGCGCGCCCTTGCATCAGAGAACGCAGCCCTGAAAGATGAACTTGAAGATGAACGTGACGAGTTCAACAGGCATCAGGAAAAGTTAGCAACCGAGTTTGAAGGCGAATGCTGGCCGGTTCTCAGGGATGTAATGAAAGAACTGGGATTTCAGTGGACGGGCGACGATAGGGCCGATGGTGTTCAGGCAGGACAGGCCCATGAATACATCTTTGACGCAATCAAGGAACTGAAAGTAGAGAGCGCAGCCATGCGCTCTGTGATTGTCGAAGCGAATAATTCTTTGTTTGGCTCTCACAATTTCTTTCTGTCAACTAGTGGTGAGGGGGAAGATAAGTTACATTTGAGCCGCGCAATTGAGCGGATAAAAGCGCAAGGCAATAAAGCGTGGAATGAGAACGCAGCACTTCGCGAACAGGCTGTATCGGTGAAGCCGCTGGAGTGGGAAGAATGGGGCGCGCGCGATGGCGATGTTGTGAAATTCTATCGCGGCGACGGGCCAGTAGCGACCTATAAAATTACGTTGTACCGAGACAACTCAGGACACATTCACTGTCTATCAGACATAGGCAAGCCTATCTTGGGTTGCAGTTCGAAAGCAATCGGTTTGGATGTTTTGAAAGCCGCAGCCCAAGCCGACTACAAAACCCGCATTCTCAGCGCACTAAACACCCGCACAGTCGCAGAGGTACGCAAAGAGGCGTTCGAGGAAGTTATACACCACGTTATACGATTAACCAAAAATTGCGGATCACTTACCGAAGTGAATTCCACGGACCAGTACAACGACGCTATTTGTGATGCACTTGACGCTATCCGCGCACTAGCAGGAGAAGATAATGAGTGATGTCATATCACATGATGAAGGCCCGCAACCTCAACCAATTGCCTACACATGCAAAGGCTGCAAATGGCTGCACACAGAATGGTGGAAAGACTACCTAGAAAACGATGAGACCGACAGCGGAACAGCAGGAACATGCACTAAGGTTAATAAATCTCTGGGTGCCTATTGGAGCACGAGAGACACGCCGCCTAGCTGGTGTCCGTTTCAGGGAGGTGGCCAATGACCCAAGCACCTGAACGTATTGAATTACACAAAGGCCCCAAGGGTGGGTGGATGTTCTTTGATAAAGCGGAAAAACACCCCGGCGTAGTCTACGCTGAGTATGTTCCTGATACAGGGTGGCAGGATATAGAGACAATCCCCGATGAAATGAAAGACGGGAGGGAATTGCCCCTATGGCGAGAAGACGCAGGGTGGTTTTCAGGATTTTATGGAACGTGTGAACACCTAACTTTGCGCCAAGAGGAAATTGACGAGATAGACGAGGACACGTTCTTTTTCGAAAGCTGGTGGGCTTTTGCGCAAGATGGCGCAATTCGAATTGAAGACGACTTAGAGCCGACGTTGTGGTTCGCCCTACCCACCCCACCGGAGGCGAGTGATTGAGTAGCACCTGGACATACGAGACAAGCCCGATTGCCTGGCGCTACAAGAACGACAGAGGCTTTGCGGCGTTCATCATCGGCCCTGTAGGCTCGGGAAAATCCGTTCCCAGCCTCCAGCGCATCATTGATCTGGGTAAGGAGCAGGCTAGGAGCTCGGACGGTATCAGACACTCGCGCTTTGCCGTTGTGCGCAACACCATGCCAGAGCTGCGCGCTACAACAGCTGTGACCTACAACCAAATCTATCCGGATAGCGCTTTCGGGGAAATCATTTGGCGCTCGCCCGCAACCCACGTCATAGCGCCTCGGGGCAGCGATCTGGACATTGAGGTAAACCTGATTGCCCTGGACAAACCAAAGGACGTTAAAAAGCTCCTCTCCCTGGAGCTAACCGGGGCTTTTATCAATGAGGTCCGGGAGGTGCCGCGATCTGTCATTGCTCGTATGTCTGAGCGTGTGGGGCGGTTTGGGATTAACGAGCGGCCCAGCACCTGGTCGGGCCTATGGGCTGACAGCAACCCGCCTGACGCTGATCACTGGCTTTACACCTGGGACCAGGTAGAGCGGCCAGCTGGCTACACGTTCTACAACCAGCCGCCCGGCGTCCTGGAGGTTAAGCCCTACATGGGCGGCGTGGAAATCAATGATGAGAACTTCCCAGAGTACCAGGGGATGCGCCTGACCTCGGCGCTCTGCTTGATTTACTATCGCGGCAAGGTGCAGCGCGTGGATTGCCCGATTGAAGTGATCAAGGCGGCAGATCGTTACTGGATGGTTAACCCCTGGATGGAGAATTTGGTTGCGCTGTCTAAGGTTGACGCTGGCACCAATCCTCTGGGGGCTCGCTCGTATTATGGCCGCGCGCTGGGCGGCAAGACCCTGGAGGAGATACAAAGCTATCTCCAGGGCGTCTACACGTTCGTTTCAGACGGGCGGCGCGTTATTCCGCAATACAATGCCCAGGTGCACTCCAGGGAGTTTGTGCCGGTCCTGCCTGATGAACCAATCTTGGGCGGCATGGATATTGGTGGAGGCACACTGCAACCCAGCTGCCTGCTGTTTCAAAAGCATCCGCGCGGCGTTTACCTGGCGCACAGAGAGGTTGTTTGCTTTGATATGGGGGTCAAGCGGTTTGGCGAGCTGATCGGGGAGGCCTTGCAAAAGCATTTCCCCACACACGTAGAGCGCGGATTGATAGGCATGTTTTGGGGAGACCCGGCTGGAGAAAAGCGTGATGAGATATTCGAGACCGCGAGCTTTGACTTTCTGCGATCTGAGTTTGATATGACATGCGAGGCAGCGCCTTCCCAGGACCCGAAGATGAGGCAAGCGGCGCTCTCTGCCCCATGTGAGAGGTTGATAGATGGCAAGCCAGGGCTGTTGCTCAATAAGACAGGCTGCCCAACGCTGCATAAGGGGCTTATGGGGGCCTGGCACTTCAAGCGTCTGGCCGTGTCGGGAGAGGAGCGCTTTGCGGATAAGCCGAGCAAGAATGACGAGAGCCACATTTGCGACGGGGCGGGCTATGGCTTCCTCGGCGCTGGAGAGTTTCACAAGCTCGGCGGCAAGGATAAAGACCGGGGCGGCAGCACCCAGGCCGATGGCTCATTTGACGTGTTCGGATAAGGCCCAGGCTGTGGAATTGAACCACCGGGAGCGCAGCTGAAACCCGGCACCTGTCGCCTCCTACCCTTTCGGGCGCGAAGCCTGGTGTGCTTTTCTGCCAGTTTTCCACTGGCCAATCCTACACACGGCCCTGGCACTGTCTACGACTTGGGAGGCTCGTTCTACCAGGCGAAACATAACCCTCCAGAGCCTTATAGATTGACTGTATAGCTGCGTCAAGTATACACGTTTACATACACAACAAAGGCTTAGCTCAATGTCAGACCAGGAAGTACACCTGCAAGGAATACCCGCTCCCTGGGAGGCGTATGCAACTCGTGAGGAAAAACAAAGGCTTACGGTGTTGGAGGCCAGGCACGAGCGGAAAAAACGCATTATTGACGACGAAATACTAGCGGAGCGGCGCTTGATTATGCGCCGGGCCATCAAGCGAATGAGAAGATCGGAGGGAAAGACATGACAGACAACCCAAGTAAAACAGCTGTCCGCGATCTGGCGGTTCAAGCACTGGTAGAGGCGCTAAGGGAAGCAGATATTGATTTAGAGGGTGCGTTACTCGCTCATGTTGCAGCTAAGAATTTTGCAATGGCTACTTGTGTAGAAGTGACAAGGGAAAAGATAGCTAAAGCCCTAGCAGCATACGAGGCCACGCACCTGGGCGACGCCACGCGCTACATGCCCAAGCCAATCCTGCCTGGCCATCCGAGCCACGAGGAGGAAAACTAGTGCAAGCCGAGCCCGATGATTTTATCGTTGATGAGATTAAGGACGCTCTGCGGCGTTGCGCGCGAGTGATGGACGTTAATGCTTGCGCCAGGCACTACGCTCTGGACGTGGCCAAGCTCCAGCGCGCAAAAGACCCAGACAAGCGCGTCATGGCCATCCAGATTAAGAACCTGGCCAAGTACAAAAGGAAGATGTTGCGATGAGTGACCGAATGACAGCGGCTGAGTGGAACCAGACCAGGCCCAAGGCAAAGCGGCGCGATATTGAGGGACCGATACATAAGGGTATCCTGGAGTATGTGCAGCTCCTGCTGCCAAGCGCAGTTATCCACCACAGCCCGAACGAGGTTGATATGGCGGGCAAGGAAGTGGCCAAGGCGATAGCCAAGGCCCGCTTCCTGGGAACGCGCAAGGGCTGGCCTGACCTGGAGTTCATCCTGGACGGGCGCGCTTACTTCCTGGAGGTTAAAGTCCCAGGCAACGGATTGTCAGAAGATCAAGCCCAGGTTTTTGATGAGCTCAGGCTCCAGGGCTGCAAATGCGCTTTGGTGTCGAGCTTGCAGGACGTTTACAAAGCTCTAGTGTTGTGGGGATTGATATGACCAGTGTTTTAGACCTCTCAATGGAAACGCTCATGACTGCCTGCAAGGGCAACGTCAAAATGCTGCCTTCGTTCATGGTTCACGACAACGACAAGTGGGTGAAGCCAGGCGCTCAGCTCGACAGCCAGAACCGCATCCATTTGCGCCGCGCCACATTCCTGGCGACGGTAGCAGACCACCTCCCCGTCAAGCCTGGTCTCTGGCTCGGACCTGGTGTTCAGCAGTTCTTTCTTGATTTGGAGCCGCACCACCTGCAAGGCTCGGCGGATATGAAAGAGGCACCAGGCCACGCGCACAGCCGCGTTATAACCAGGACGGACGAAGCGGGGCGCAATCCAGGAGATGAAGACTATGGCGAGGTTGTACCCGCAGCTACAAGGAAGCCAAAGCCTGGCGAAGCTGGCGAGCCGCCTGAGATGGCAGGAGGCGGACGAGGCGTCAAAAGCACCGCGATTGTTGCACCAAATAGCGAGTGAGGCCTCTTGGCAGTGGTGCCTTGAGCGTGACGATGGCTCCCTGGTCGCAAGCGCTGCCATAATTCCTGACAGCGACGGGCGCGGCTGGTTTGCGGGATATCCTGGTGCGGGCCTCAAGAGCGGCCTGGAGCTCCGCCCGCTGATCAAGCTCTACCGCATCCTTGACCAGGCTCAGGTATTCGACGAGCTCCGCGCATGGGTTGCCTCCGAGGACCGGCGCGCTATACATTTTGCTAAAGCGTTTGGTTTCGTTTATGACTGCGGACCAGCTACCGGCTTTTCCCCAACCGGGCGCGATATGGATTTAATGCTATGGAGGCGGTAAATGTCTGGTATTTTCGGTGGGGGCCAAAAGGCAGCCCGAGCAGATGCGGCAAGGGCAGCAGGCGAGGCCAGGGTGGAAACCCAAAAGGCCAATGAGGAAACCAACAGAGCGCAGCAAAAGGCAGACAGGGCGGGCCAGCGTGGCCGGGCCGGTCGCGCCAGGCTCATGGGCAACCTGACCCGGCAACTCAAAACCAAGATCGGCGAGTAGCGCATGGGACAATGGCCCCTAGAGAAGGTCCGCAAGGTTATTCGGCGAGCCAAGTCTGACAAGGACGCGAGCGACGACATTTACCGCGAGGCAATGGAGCTCACGTTTCCAGATCGGGAGAACTTCACCAAGAGCTCCGAGGGCCAGCAAAAAGGCTCCCGCAATTGGGATAGCGCCCCAACGGTCTCCGTCATTCGAGCCGCTAACAGGCTGTCGTCCGAGTTTACACCGCAGTTTCAGGATTGGGGCGAGCTCCGCCTTGGGCCAGCAGCCCTGCAAATGCCAGACGAGGCATTCCAGGAGGCGCTCGGCAAAACCAAGGATGAGGTCAAGCAGGAGCTGGAAGGCGTCACAAAGATCGTGCAGGCGGTTTTCAATGGCCCGGGCTTTCCGACTGCCTCAAATGAGATGTATCTGGATTGGCACTACGGCCAGGGCGGTATGCAGATTAACCCGAATGACGATGTTGTGGGCGAGCCCGTTATATTTTCATCCATGTCCATCTCTCATTTTTACGCATACGAGGGACCAAATGGGCGGCTGGACCGGTGGTTCTTCTGGCATGAGATGCCCGCTGACGGTGTGGCAGTTCAGTGGAAGGATGCAAAGCTACCGGCTGAGCTGGAGGAGATGGCGAACGAGCCAACACCTAAGCCGGTAAAGCTCACGTCAATTGTTTACCGCGACTATGACGACAAGCAAAAGCCCTACCGCTACGAGGTGTTTTGGCAGAAAGGCAATAACGTCCATCGCCTGGTGGAACGCCAGAGCCGCACACCTGCATTTGTTACGCCGCGCTATTCCAAGCTCCCAGGCGAGAACAGAGGGCGCGGGCCGGTGCTGTTTGCCATGCCCGACATTCGCACAGCAAACAAGATTATTGAGCTCACGCTGCGCGCGGCTGCCGTGGCTGTAGCTGGCGTCTACACAGCAACCGAGAACGGCACCAGCGGCACAATTGCAATCAAGCCCTATTCGATCATCAAGGTTCGGAAGAATGGCGGGCCGGACGGGCCGAGCTTGCAGCGCCTGGATAGTCCGCAGCGGATTGATTTTGGCGAGCTCCTTATGGAGAAGCTGCACGAGAACATTAAAAAGATCATTGGCGACAACTCCCTGCCTCCAGAGGCTGGCCCAATCCGCACGGCGACTGAGTTTGTGCAGCGTTTGCGCGAGCTGATATCTGACCAGGCGGGTGGGCTCGGGCGGCTCTACGCCGAGTTTATCATACCGGCCTGGCAGCGCGTGGTGGATATCCTGGAGAGCAAGCAAATCTTGCCGACCAAGGGCCTCAAGATTGATCAGTTCCTGATAGAAATCAAAATGACCTCGCCGCTCGCCAAGGGCGAAGCGATGGCCGAGGTGGAGAACCTGGTGCGGTTTATGGAGATACTCAAATCTATCGGAGGCGAGCCTCTTATGGCTGTTGAGGTCAACCTGGACGAGGCACCAAAACGCATTGGCGATCTAATGGACGTGCCGATGGATGTGAGAAACAACGAGGCCCAGCGTAAAAAAATTAAGGCTGGTATTGCAGCAGCAGCTGCCGCACAGTCTGGCCTCGACCCCCAGGCAGCTACGGAAGCTGTAGAACAAGAGGAGCCAACCCCAGATGGCTGATGGACTAGAAGAACTTTACGCAAGCTCCAGCATGGAACACTTCCGCGAGATGATGGACGGAATTGACGCCACGCAAACAGTATCCCGCTCAATTGACCCGGCGTTGTACGCTGCCTGTTTCGGCTCAGCAGCTGGCCAGGCCGTGCTCCAGGATATGTATGCGCGCTACGTCAATGTGACCATTGTAGAGCCTGGACAAGCCCCAGAGGTTCACGGCATTCGCCAGGGTATGGCTAATGTGGTATTCGACATTGTGAACCAAATCCAAGAAGCCTTTGAAGGAGACACCGATGGCTAAAGTAGACAAAGCGGCTCGCCTGGCGAACGCAAAAGAGACCCGGCTTAAAATTCATCGCGGCTCAACCCGGCGCATCACGCGCGCGGGAACGGCCATTGATACCGCCCTGGGCGCGTTCAAGAAGGAAATGGACCTCCAGTTCTTCAAGGCTGACGAGGACGGGACGCGCGTAGGCTCGTGTGACTTTGTTAACGAAATCCAGGCTGTCCAGGATGGTATCCGCGAGAAACTGAATATGATGCTCCATCCGCCAGCCGAGGAGGAAGACGACATTGAAGACGAGGAGGCTCTCCTGGCTGCGCTCATGGAGGAGTATGCCAAAATGTCAATGGCGGAGCTCCTGGCCCAGGTTGAAGCCGATGGCCTGGACATAGACACGAAAGGCATGAAGATTGCGGAGCTGCGCGAGGCTGTGATGGCTGCCAAGTTCGGACCAACGCCAAACTAAACGAAAGCTAAACCCCAGCGGAAAAGGAGAAAGATATGAACACGTTTTTTAGAGCTCTTGTAGGGTGGGCAATTTTGACCTGCGCCATTGTCGGGATGGCCCTGGTAGCTCTCTGGGCGCTCAAGACATTCGGAGGCTCTGCCTGGTGGGCTGGCCTTCTTATCATCATAATTGCAATGGCTGCGGAGATTGGCGTTTATCGCTCGACGCTGCACGAGCCAATTTATGACTGGATACGCGAGCCAAAACGAGAGGCTGAGCGCAAGGCGGCAGCTGACAAGGCGACGGCAGCAAACGCTCGCATGAGCCAGGGAGGAAAGTAATATGTGGAAACTACTGAACACAACGGCCCTCGTGCGCTCCCCGGCTGACGAAGGAGCGGGAGGAGAGGGCAATGGCGGCGACAAAGGCGGAGCGTCGGGAGAAGGTGATGGCGGAGACGCTGGCCAGGGCGGCGATGAGGGAGATAAGGGCAAGTCCTCAATCCTCGACCTCGCAAGCGGCGACAAGGGCGGCAAGGAAGGCGAGGGCGAGGGCGAGGGTGACGGAGACTACAAGCCCCCTGACTACCTTCCCGAGCACCTGAGAGGCAAAGACGCCAACGACACCATGCTCAAGGTGCATAATGCCTATAAGGGAGCGCGCAAGTCACTTTCTGAGGGCAGGGGGCGTCTGGAGGGCGATGTACCGGAAAAACCTGATGGGTACACCTTCGAAGATACAGGCTCTGAGGAGGCTCCTGATAAGGTCTATGCGGAATTGACCAGCGAGGCCTCCAAGCCCCTGGTCGATCTGGCGTCTAAGGCAGCTCACAAGCTCGGATTGCCTGACAAGGCGTTCCAGAGCTTTATGCGGGAGTTCGTGTCCGGCGCTGCTGAGGCGGGCCTGCCTATCGGGCTGAACGATGGCGAAGCTCAGGAGATTAGTGCCGAGGCTGAAATGGAAGCGCTGACGGAATTGGTCGGCTCTGGCACGGAGGCCTCTACCGTTGTGAACACTGTTGAAAACTACGGCAAGAACCTGGTTGCGCGCGGCACGATTGCAGATGCGGACCTGGCAGAGTTTCGCATGATGGTAGGCACGGCAGAAAGCGCGCTGCTGTTTCACAAAATCCTTGTGGCCGAAATGGGAGAGAAGCCGATACCGGTGACGGTGGGCGCGGATGCCACCATGTCGAGCACGGACGCTTACGCAGCCCATGGCGCGGCCTCGGCCATGCCGGACGGAGCGGAGAAGGACGCAGCGATGGCGAGCGCACAGAAAGCGATGCAGAAAGCCTTTGGTGATAATGCGGCTGGCTCGGTAAAGTCGAACGTGCTATAGCGAGATTGTCGGGCGAAGCGGTTTCCCCCTTTTGCCTCTGGTCACGAAATCCACCAGGCCCGACGCCTGCCTGCTTCATCGCAGATACTGCCTAACAAACTTACAGCACCTGCCCTACTCCCTGGGTGGGTGTTTTTTTGTCCTGTTGACTAAATGGACGGACCTAGCCCATATTGGCCGCAAGATGCAGACCCAAGAGGCACGGCACCCAGCGCGATAGCGCGATAGGCCCGCAAACCTTAAGGCCCTCGATCTTTCCATTGATTGAAACCTAAGAGGAGCGGCAAAATGTCGAAGACCTTAAGCGTAGCTGCAATTGCCAGCTTTGACGCAGACGTAAAACACGCATTCCAGGACAAGGCAAAACTCCGCGACACTGTGCGCGTTAAGTCTGGCGTTGTGGGCTCAACCCATCGGTTCAACCTTCTCAGCGCCGGTATGGCCACGAAGCGGGTAAAGCAAACCGATGTTGTACCCATGAACCTGCAACACACCAACCAAACGGCAACTCTCGAAGATTGGAACGCTGCCGAATACACAGACGTATTCGACGACGCAAAAACCAATATTTCCGAAAAGCAAGAGCTGGCTGGCTCTATCGCAAAAGCCATCGGTCGGCGCGAAGACCAGTTGATAATCGACGCTCTGGAAGCCTCGGCAACAACCCTGACCATTGCGGCCAGTGTTGGCGGCGCGGCAACGGACCTCAACCTGGCCAAGCTCCGCATGATCGGACGGTTGCTCGGTGATAACGGCGTCGATGAGGATGAGACAGTTCATTACATCGGCTCTCACTACGGCAAGGAAAGCCTACTCGGCACAACCGAAGTGACCAGCGCAGACTACAACAGTGTTCGCGCCCTGGTTAACGGCGAAGTCAACTCCTTCCTGGGCATGATGTTCAAGTGGATTGCTTCCCGCGCAGAGGGCGGCCTGGACAAAACCGGCAACGACAGAACCAGCTTTGCTTATGCCAAGCCTTCTGTCGGCCACGCCATCGGCATGGATGCCCGCATGGAGGTCAACTATATCCCCACGAAAACCTCGTGGCTGGCTAATATGTTGTTCTCTGCTGGCTCTGTGGAGATTGACGCGGGCGGTGTTGTCGAAGTGACAACGACCGAGCCTTAATGAATTGGGGGCCGCCTGGCGCGGCCCTCTCCTCGTACTAACCGAAAGGACAGCCAAATGGCTTTTAACTTGCAAGGACTTGAAAATCACAGCGGCTCCGGTGGGGGTCTCAAGGTTTTCTCTTACGATGCTGGAGCGGACGCAAAGGCAGCTGTCAAAGGCGCTGGATATTTTAATGACGCGGACGGGCTCCTGCCTATCGGCTCTCGCATTATGATACATGCCTCTGACGCAGACTTTGACGCTCACGTATCAGCAAACGCAGCGGGCGTTGTTACAATCGCTGCAATCGACGCTTTCGTCTAATCCGCTGGGGTGTGGTTTGACGAAGCCAGAGGGCCGGGGCTGAAAGGTCTCGGCCCTCTTTACTTAGGAGTTCACTATGTCGGACACAAAAGAAGCTGTCGCCTCCCAGGCCCTAACCAGGTTAGGCGAGCCGGGCATATCATCCTTTACCGAGGACAGCGACACAGCGGAAAAAGTAAACCTGCTTTATGAGCCCACAATTCTGGCTCTTTTGTCGTCTTACGATTGGTCATTTGCCAAGGTCAAAGTGGCCCTTGCCGAAGATGGAACAGGCACTCCCGTTAACGAATGGACACGCGGCTTTTTAATGCCTGCGCTAAAGTCTGTCCGGGTAGGCAAGCCGATTGCGGTTTACAACTCGCTTTCTGTGGGAGCCTCTCCCGTCTTTGATTTTGAGATTGCGGATAAGTGGATTTGGACCAACCAGACAACCTGCGTGATTGACTACATTGAGCGCAAGCCGGAGAGCCTCTGGCCGGGGTATTTTGTCACGCTGGCCGCTGAGGCCCTGGCGTCCGCCCTGGCATTGCCGGTGACGGAGAACGCGAGCAAGGAGCAACACCACAGAGCGGTGGCTTTCGGCTCGCCTGCACAGAAGGGGCGGGGAGGCCTGTTCGGGGCAGCTGCTGACGCTGACAGCACAGGCAACACAACCAAGAGCCTCCTGGACGACCATGACCCCATGACCGAGGCGCGATTTGGGGGCGTTTTCTAGTGCCAGTTCAACGACACACGCAAACAAGCCTTGCCTCTGGAGAGTTCGACCCGCTGCTGTGGAGCCGGGAAGATGTTTCTTTCTTCTACAACTCCGCGCGCATCCTGGAAAATGTCGTACCTCTGCCCCAGGGCGGCGGCAAACGGCGCGAGGGCTGGAGGTTCAGAGCCCTGCAAAGGGGGGCAATCGCTGCCATTAGCACGGCAGGCGCAACACCAACCGCGACCAACGGAGGCACGGCGGCCAATGGCATAGATGGCGACGACGCTACGCTTGTAACTACGACAGTCAGTATTGGCGTGACTGCCACGTATGAGATTTTCAAGCTGGACATGGCGAGCGCTACAGAGGTCTCCCTGGTGGACGTGTGCGGGCTCAGGCTCACATCACTCCCGAGCGGCGTGACCAGTGTCGTTGTGGCACTCCAGCACTCGCCGGACAATGCGGCGTGGACCACAGCTGCCTCTATAAATGTCGGCACAACGGCATATGATCGGCGGTTTGCCCTGGCCCCTGACAATCTCCTGGGCGATAGGCGCTACTGGCGGCTTGTGGTTCTTAACGTAACAGACCTGCTGACAGCAAAGGCCGAGCTTGGGGAGGTTCTCCTGTGGAGCGAGGCGGGCTACTCGACCGTCGCGGCAACAGTTGGAGAGTTCTCAATCCACAGGCTCACGGCTGATATAGAAAACGAATACACGCTATTGCTGACAGCGGGCAATGTGGACGTGTTCCGAATGGACACCGGTGCCTGGGTTGCTGCAATTTCGGCTCCACATACCGACAGCCAGGTCGCGGACGTAAAGCACTCGCCAAACCTGGACACAGTGATTTTTTATCACGAGGACGTAGCGCAGCACCTGGTGCAACGCCTGGGCTCGGATGGCGATTGGCGCTCCAATCCGGTGGTGTTTGATAGCGTTGTTCAGTTCCCTTTCGAAGACGAGGAGGTTTCGGGAGGGGAGAACGAAATCCAGTTTCTCCGGTTTTCCAACATGACAGCGGCTGACAAGCTGCTCGTGGAGTACAACGGCGATACCTCGGCAGAGGTTGTCTGGAACGCGAGCGAAGCCACAAACATAGCAGCCCTGGAAGCGGCCATAGAGAGCCTGGAAGATATAACCTCTGTCACTGTCACTGTGGACGCTGGGACCGGCGTTAATGCTGATTTGCTTGTGGAATTTACGGGATTTGATGGAAAGCGCGATTGGCCCATTCTGATCATAGATATTTTGACCGGTACAGGCACGGTGGAGCTCTCCAGAAAGCAGTTTGGCAAGCCGGACACTGATGCCCTTTGGAGCGCTACGCGAGGCTATCCAAGGTGCGGCGCTTTTTACCAGGGCAGACACTGGCAGGGCGGCTTTAAAGCGCGGCCCGATTTGATTATTGCCTCCAGGGCCGGAGCTCTGTTTGACTTCAAGGAAGATCAAGACCCGGTGGCGGGCTCGCCTATCGTTGTGGCTCCGAACGTGGACGATCAAATAACGGTCCACAACATTTACCCAGGGCGGCACCTGCAAATCTTCACGAGCTCGGCGGAAATGTATGTACCGGATGAGCCAATAACAATTGACAATATAGCGCTCAAAACCACGTCCAGGCATGGCGCAAATGCTCTTACCCAACCTGTGGATATCCAGGGAGGCACCCTGTTTTCAGATCGGAACGGGCGGGCCTTGCGGGAATATCTGTTCCAGGACGCGGAGCAAAGCTACTCAGCTGAGCCTATCTCCATCCTGGCCGGGCATTTGATGGCGAGCCCGCGCTCTATGGTGCTGCGTCGCGCGCTAGACGTGGATGAGCCCACGTTGCTACTGCTGGCCAATACCGGGGTAGACCGGGAGGGCAACACGGTTCCAGCTGGCATGGTTGTTATTGACCGAGCCCAGCAAGTGACGGGATTTTTCAGGGTTTTGACAGACGGGACGCCACTAGGGTTTTCCACGAGCCAGGGCGGAGCGGCGTTTGCTGTTACTCAGCGCTCTCTTGCGGGCAACACATGGAACTATCTTGAGCAATTCGACGCTGACTTTATGAGTGACGCGGGCGTTAAGGTCTCTGGCTCTGGAAGCTCAATTGATCTTACCGGCGTGGCGGAGCACCTGGAGGGGCAAACGGTCTACGTCCATGTCGATGGAATACCGGCTGGAGAGTTCACTGTGGCCAGCAACCTTATCGACCTGGGAGACCAGAGCTACAACGCAGAGGCGGAGATTGGCCTCAAGCAGGTGCCGCGCATTGTGTTGCATCCCTACAAGGGGCGCGGTGATGTTTCGCCAACAATGCAGGCCATGCGTATTTTCCGCGTTCTGCTGCAACTGGAGCGCACTGGAGGCTTGGCCATTGGGCAGTCTGGCTCCACTCCAAGGCCCATATCGCTGCGTAAATATGGTAGCGGCACCCTTGACCCAACACTGGAGGAGATACTCTTTTCCGGGCCTAAGAGGGTTTCGGGCTTGGGCCGGTGGCTGATAGAGCCTACCCTGGAGATAACGCAACTGGAGCCGATGCCGTTTTTGCTTCGCTCTGTTAGCTATGATGTGAGGTTTTAAGATGGCTGTAGTATTCGGAGCATTAGCGGCAGCGGGCGGCGGTACGGCAGCGGCAGCTGCAACAACAGGTGCGGTAGCTGCTGGCACGGCCACAGCGGCCACAACAGCGGCAACCGGGATTGTGTCGCTTAGCCAGGTGCTGAGCGCGGGCTCTGCCCTCGCTGCTATCGGGCAAGGATTTGCTGCCAGCGCCAGGGCGAAGACCGAGGCTCTGTTTGCCAGGACGGAAGCGGAGCAAGAAAAGGCTGCCGGTGCAGCTGAGGGCCGCGATCTGGCCCGCGAACACGCCGAGCTCCGCAGCGAGCAAGCCTCTATCCAGCTGGCAAACGGCCTGGATATCGGGGTGGGAACGCCGGTTAACGTCGAGACCGCGACCAGGAAACAGGCGGAGCGCAATCTGTCAGTGACCAGGCAGAACACGCGCAACCGCTCACGTATGGCCAGGCTGCGAGGTCGCGGACTTTTGACAGAGGGCAGGGCTGCCCTGCTTGGCGGTTTCGGCAAAGCGGGCGCAATTGGCGCTGACGCATTTCAATTGACGGGGTAACTTTATGACTTCTATTCGCCGCTACGGCCCCTCAATGGTTGCTCCCCAGGTGATGCCACGGCCCGAGCTCGGACGCGGGGCTGAGGCCACATTCCAGGTATTCGAAAGCGCGTTTCAAACCGCCAACGACTTTATCCGCCCAGCGGTAACAAAGGTGCAACAGACCAGAGGCCAACAAGAGGCAATTGCTGCTGTGGACGAAACCGGCCCGGCTTTTGGTTTGGAGCGCACCAGGGACGCCAACAGTACGGCGCTCGACGTGCTACCGGCCCGAGCCCCTCGGGGCCGCGTGGGGCCAACCAGGCAAAACGCTCTGTTTCTCGAAATGGGCCAGGCGCACGGTATTGACCCGCTATATCTGTCCGTCACAGCTCAGCTGGAAAGTGGCGGAGACCCGAACGCTCAAAACCCCAACAGCTCAGCGGGCGGCTTGTTTCAGCAACTCGACCAGAACGCGCTTGATTTTGGCGTTATCAACAGGTTTGACCCGCGACAAAGCACAGAGGGCGCGGCCAAGTTTGCCAGGGACAACACCAGGCAGCTTGCGGCTGTTCTCGGGCGAGCTCCGACCATTGGCGAGCTCTACCTGGCGCACCAGCAAGGCGGCGGCGGGGCCTCGGCTCTCCTCAATAATCCCAATGCCCTGGCTGTTGATATCGTAGGGGTCGAAGCTGTTGAGCTGAATGGCGGCACCCTGGACATGACAGCCCAGGAATTTGCCAATCTGTGGATAGACAAGGCCAACCGGGAGGCGAGAGCCCAGGGCGGACGCGCGGCAACCTCTGTAAATGTTCCGCAAGGAGCGGAGTTTGAGCTGCGTGCGACAAATTCAAACTCGTTTGAGCCTCGCCTGCCCTTCACTGTAAGGGATGCGGCCTTTAACGCAGCTGCTGACCGCGTGATACAATCGCGGGCAATGGTTGCTCTGGATGATGGCATAGCGATTGCGACCCAGAAAGCAGACGGAAACCTGGATGTATTGCGCGAGGAGCTGGAAAAGGTCCGCTCTACCGTCATGGGGAACCTGCCCAAGGAAATGCCTAACCTCGGGATAGCTCTGGAGGAAAGTTTCAACCGGTCCAAGTCCGTTGCTGAACGCCAGGCAATAGCCCTTTCACAGCGGCGCGTGGTGGCTGGCCAGCAAGAGGCAGCGGCGTCTGCCCTGGTGGCGATCAACGGAGAGGCCGAACGCCTGGCATTGACCGGCGCGAGCGGCGAAGAAATTGCAGCCCACATGACAACCTCTCAGGCGGCGCTTGCTCAGTTTGGCCCGCGTGAGGAGTTCATGCTCAATGGGCAGATGTACCCGGCGGACCCGTCGCGGGCTGGAACGCTCACTCCCCTAGCCATCCAGGAGAGCCTGAGCAGGGTCACGAACGAGGCCCGCAAGGTGATGCTGGAGGCGGAGTTTCAACAGAGCTCGGCCCCTGGTCAATTCGTGGCGGAGCTCCGCAATCAGATATTTTCTGGCAATCCTCCTCTGCCAGCTGGCGAGAGCCTGGAGCTCTTGCGGAGCCTGGAGGGCAGGGTGCGGGCGACAGAAAGCGCACGGCGCACAGCGGCCAACGCCGCGCGCAAACGTGTGGAGGAGGAAACCACAGATCGGATTAACAACTTTGTTGAAATGACAGAGGCCGGGATACCAGTGGCTATTCCCCAGGCTGAGCGACAAAGCATTATGGCGGACCTTTCCCCATTTCCAGAGCTCCAGCGCGAGGCGATGCTGAAATTTGCGGTGGCTGACGCTGCGGTAGAAACGCACGGCATGAGCGGGCCTGAGCTGGTGCAGTATGTGGACACTGTGCGCGCTGATGTGGCCAACAGCCTGGCAGAGGGCGAGCTCGACATGGCAGGCGTAGAGGTTTTGCAGTCGCTGGAAGATAGGGTCAAGAAAATACAGGACGCGATCACGGCGGAAACGGTAGGATTGCCCCTGGTCGAGCAACTTATGACGGACGGAGCCACAGCTGAAAATGTTGATTGGGACGCTATGCGCGAGCGAGCCTCTGGCAATGCCGAGGTGCTGGAACAAATCACTGAGGTAGAGGCGTTCGCCCGAGACATCGAAACTGTCAGTGACATGACAGCAGAGGAGCGCGAGATTGCCCTGGAGGCCGCGCGCAATTTCGTTTCAGACCTGGCAACTAAGGGCGGCGCTTTTGGGGCCGGGGCTCTTATGACAACCAAGGTTTTGGACCGGCTTGACGAATGGTCGCAATCCAGGGCGGACCTGGCGAAAAGCGACGCGGTTAAATTCGCTGGTGTTGCCGGTGTTTCGCTGCCTTCTTTTGAGGGAGCGGAGGGCCTGGTGGCTATCGGTGAGGTTATCGCGGCGCGCGTGGAGGCCATCGGGCCTGCTGCGCTGGGTGAGGGCGTGGAAAACCCGGTCCCTCTAAGCGGGGAAGAAATTGCGGGGATTAGCGAGACTTTCGACGCTGCCCCTAGGGGCGAACAGGGCGCGCTCCTGGCGAAGATTGCACAGCTCGGAGAAGATCAGGGCAAAGCCATCCTTGGTGCTATTGGTCAATCGTCGCCTACGATGTTCGCGGCAGGCACGGTTTACCTCGGAGGCAACACCACGGCGGCCTCTACGATCTTGCGCGGCGCGGACCAGGCGAGCGGGATTAAGCTGGACCTGGATACGCGCGGAGACTTTGGCGGAGGGGAGGCCAAGCCAACTGTGGCCAGAACCGAGGCGATAGGCGAGCTGTTGGAGGGCAACATTATCTCCAATGAAACCCTGGCAAACCTGGACAGAATTGCAATGGCTTATGCGCGCGGCCTCGCTCTTTCCAGCGGTGGCACGGCTATTGGCCAGGACGAGCTCGTGGAAGGCTACAAGATAGCAACCGGGCTCCAGGAAGACGGGACGGGCGGCGCACAAACAACCAGCTATGGCATGATGGTTTTGCCAAAAGGCTGGGATGCAGACCGGGCCGAGGCCACGATAGACAACCTGGATGATGGCGATATCCTGGCAGCTGCTGGAGGCACACTCACAGATCAGTTCGGAGATGTGATTGACGCGCGCCACCTGAGAGACAGCATAGAGTTTTTCCGCCCTGTTGGTGATGGAAAATATGTTCCTATGGATGCGGACGGTGCTGCTTTTGGCACCCTGACGGGCGGGGACATTTCGACGCAAACGCCAGCAACGCGCGGCCTCCTGGTCATTGACATTCAGGAGCTCGAAACCAGGCAGCGAGGGCGCAACTAATGGGCCTCTTAGATTTTGAACCACTCGACGGGCGTATCACAAAAGGCCCGCGCTCTACGTTCACCGAAACCCATATGGCGACGTTTGAACAGGAGCAACAGACAGGCGAGCTTTCGAGCTCTGCGACGTTTGAGAATGATGTTTGGAAGCCCCTGGACGATTTTCTGGGGGATGGCGGGCCGCTCCAGGGTGAAAACTCCCTTTCGGAGGAGATGGTAGACCGGCTTTTCGAGCAGGATTTTAGGCCAGACGACGCGCTGCTTGGCGACATGATCAAGGAGATGGACAGCCTCGGCATATCGTACCCGGAAACAATCCTGCCCGAGGCTCTTGGCCAACGGCGCGAGAGCGCTACGAGCACCTACGTTAACCAGGCAACGCAGCGCGGGCGCGTAATTGAGCGCGGCGGCTTCCTGGGCCAGCTCACAGGTGGGTTTTCATCGGGCTTTGATAACTTCGAAAGCGTTGTTACGCTACCGATAGGGGCCGCTGCCAGGACCGGAATGCTTATGACAGCGCTCATAGAGGGCGGCGTTAATGCTTTTACCGAGGCCGCGACCACGCCACAGCGCAATAAGTTCCTGACCGAGCTCGGGCTGCCAGAGGAGAGCTTGCTGCAAAATGCCCTGTTCGGCTTTGCCGTAGGTGGCACCCTTGGCGGCGCGATCAAGGGGGCTCAGCGTTTGCCTGGCGCTATTCGTGACAGGCGGACACGCCAGGAGGCCGCGAAAATCGGCGCCCAATCCAACAACCCGGCAACCAGGGCAACAGCTCTGGCTGTGACAAGAGACCTCCAGATGGAGGCGGATGCGCTTGCGAGCCCAAAAGGGCCAGAGCTCAGAGAGCACGTAGCGCGGGCCACAGAGGCGGTAGACGCTGCCAAGGAGGGCAGGCCACCAAATATACCGGACCGCCCGCTGGCTGTAGCGCCTCGCGTGGCTGAGGACGGTTCTACACTGCTGGACCCGCGCGAGCTGTTGGTGCAACCCGAGGTTTTCCAGTTCAAGAGCGACACGGTGGCGGCTGGCGGCGTGACCAGAAAGCTCCAGGACGTTAATGAGTGGGTGCCACATCGGGCAGGCGTGGCGATTGTGTATGAATATGCGGACGGGAGGCAGGCGATAGCGGACGGACACCAGCGCACGGCTCTTGCCAACCGCATTATGGAGCAAGACCCAAGCCAGGATATCAAGCTGAGGGCAGAGGTTTTCAGGGAGGCGGACGGTTTCACGGTCGAAGATATCCGCGTTTTGGCTGCCATGAAAAACATAGCCGAGGCAGCGGACGGAATGACCGCGCGCATGTCCGGCGATGCCGCCAAGGTTTTGCGGCTCCGTCCTGACCTGGTTGACCAGCTGCCAGCTGGCCCAGGCATTGCCAGGGCGCGCAACCTCTCCCGGCTGTCAGATGATGCGTTTGATCTTTACATAAATCGCGTAATTGATGAGCGGTTTGCGGAACAAATCGGGCGCATGGTTGACAGCCCCTCCATGCACTTGCCAATTGCCAGGTTGATAGAGCGCGTAAAGCCCGAGACCACGGCCCAAGCAGAGAGCGTTATCTCCCAGGCCCTGGAGGCTCCGACCTCGACAACAAAAACAGCTGATCTTTTTGGCGAGAGCGAGGTGGTGGAAAGCCTGTACCTGGAGCAAGCCAAGGTGCTGGAGCGCTCCATGCAGATCATGCGGAACGACCGCTCCGTATTTCAGACGCTGACAGACCAGGCGGAAAAAATCGAGGGCGCTGGAGCTAATCGCCTGGACAAGAAGACAAACGCAGACGCGCGTAAAGAAGTGGAAACTGCGCTGGCTGCCATTAAAACCCTGGCCCATAGGGCCGGCCCAATATCGGAGGCTCTGCGCGATGGTGCGAAAAACTACAAAGAGACCGGCAGGCTCAAAGACGCCGCTCAAAAAGTCG